ACTATACACTCCGAGAGTGTAGAAAGATGGAAGAGACAAATGGATACACCATATACATTACTTACTGAACAAGAAAAGGAAAGCGATAGAGATCAGGCTAAGAAAATTGAACGTATTACTCACAAGCAAGGAATGGAATTACTGAAAAGGATGAATGAAGTATTTGATATGGAAAAAATTGGTTCATTAATGGAAAAATATGAGGATGAAATACTTCATGATGAACTTAATGAATTTACAGATGGAGAAAGAGAAAGAGAAAACATGTTAGGAATATGGTCATAATTATGGAAAATCATGATATGAAATGGGAGAGAGCCGTATCTGATATTATAGAAAGTATGTATCAGAATCCACAGCATTTTATAAGTGGGTATGCATCTAATCCTGATAATATACGTAAAGTTATTATATCAAAAATGAAGATTGTTCCTTTTGATATAAAGAGTATATTAGAAAGGCTACATAACGCTGTCGTGTCACATTTTGCACCAAGATCGGATAGTGTTGCATAAAAGAGGAGTAAAAATAAGGAGTAAAAATATGTATAATTTATTTAAAGTGTTTGAAAGATGTTGTTTTTGTAAAAAAGATAGTAATCTTGAATATGTAAATAGGCATGGTATATATGGTGATGCTGGTATGAATATTGCATATCATGAAAAATGTCTACATCTTGTTTGTGATAGTCCAGAAGATTATGGGCATCGTATGATAGATAAAGCTATCAATATTATTAATCTTATAAAATATTGGAAAAAGAGAGATGAAGAAAGAAAAGAAAAGCTTAGATTTAATTGTAAATATCTAAAGGAAAACTGTGCTTAATTTCGTTATCCTATTTACATAAAACCAATTTTCGTGTTATAATAAAATAAAAACTTTAAGGATATTCATATGATAAGTAAAATAGAAACACTCAAAGAATATGATGATCAATATTATAATGATGGTATATCTCCTATCTCAGATGATGAATATGATATTCTAAAGGAACAGGCAAAAGAAGAATTCCCTAATGATCCCTATTTTAATCAAATAGGATCAGAAGTTAGTGGGGATAAGATTAAGTTACCATATGTTCTTGGTAGTCTTGAAAAAAAGAAAATTCATAATGTAGAAGCATGGATTGATTCTAATGATGGTGATATAATTGCATCACATAAAGTTGATGGTGTAAGTATTATAGTTCATTATAATAATGGTAAGGTTGCTTTTGCAGCAACAAGAGGGGATGGATATATAGGTAAAGATATAACAGGAAAAGCAAGAATATTTTGTCCTCGTATAGGGCCCGTTGATAATGTTATATTAAGAGGAGATGCTATAATAAAGGGAAATCTTCATGAAGATCTTGGATATAGTACAAGAAGGAATGGTACAGCTGGCCTATTAAATAGGGATGATATATATGGATTAGAATCAATGGATGTATATTTCTATGAAGTTATAAAAGCACCAGTAAAATTAAATACTGAATTTGATAGATTTGCATATATAAGACGTTTAGGTCTTGATACTCCTGAATTTAACTTTATTGATAAAGATAATGCATTAAATTATCTTCTTGATATGTTAAAAAGAGAAGATATAAAGTATGATATGGATGGTATAGTATTATCTGTAAACGATTCTGAAAGAGAAGATGAATACATACCAGGAAATAAGGTTGCATTTAAAGTACAGGGAACACCATATAAAACTAAAGTTAGAAGTGTTGAATGGAATGTAAGTAGAACAAGAAGAATTGTACCTACTGTTATCATAGAGTCTGTTGTAATTGGTGGTGTAACAATAAACAGAGCGGCTGGACATAACGCAAAGTATATATTAGATAATAACATAGAAGGAGGTGTTGAAATTGAATTGCTAAGGTCTGGTGATGTAATTCCTTATATAGTAAGTGTTACAACCAGTCATTCTTCACTCGTAGACTGTCCTACAAAGTGTCCTTCATGTGATAGTGAAGTGATATGGAAAGGTGTTGATATTGTATGTACAAATACAGACTGTAGATCATCTGTATTTAAAAAGATGTCATATTTTTTACGTGAATTGGGTGCTGAAAATATTACAGAAAAGACTTTAGAAAAACTTAATATAGATACTATAGAAAAAGCATATGAGATAGATGAAATTACCATAGCTGGAATTGAAGGATTTGGTATTAAAAGAGGAGAACAAATAGTTAGTGAGATATTAGGTACATTAACAACTACACCAGAGAAATTACTTTCTTCTTTTGGAATATCGGGTATTGGTACTGAGGTATCACGATCAATATTTAAAAAATATAACTTTGATGATATATTTAATGTTACGTATGGTGAATTTTCAGAAAATATTGATGGTATTGGTGAAATATTAGATAAAAACTTAGTTGATGAATTACCAAGAGTAAAAATTACATATAATTATTTAACATCTTTAGGATTACATTTTAAAGAGGAGAATATGGAAAGTAAAATAAAAGGTATGCAATTCGCTCTGACAGGAACGATGCCAATAAAAAGAGATATACTTATAAAGATGATAGAATCCAAAGGTGGTATTGTTAAAAGTGTAAGTAAAAAAACTGATTATGTTGTTACGTCTGATCCAACATCAGGATCGGGGAAGTTGAAAAAAGCTATTCAGTATAACATTAAAATAATAAACTTTGATGAATTAATGGAGATGTTAGATGAATAATTATTTTAATATATTTACTATTGGTGTAATATTATTATCAATTTCTGTTACGAATTATAGACAAACATCGTCTATAGTAAAAATGGAAGAACGTTTTTCTTTATTGGAAGAACGTTTAAATACCTTAGAGAATAAAAACAAGAAATTAGATAAAGCAATTAAGACCAGAAATATAAATGTAATTGTCACGGCATATACTCCAAGTAAAAAGGAGTGTGATAATGATCCTACTATTACAGCAAGTATGAAAAAAGTACGTCTTGGAACTATTGCTGTAAGTAGAGATTTATTTAAAGATGGGTGGATATTTGGATTAAAAGTTTATATATATGGAATTGGTATATTTGAAATAAATGATCTTATGAATAAAAAACATAAAAATAGAATTGATATATTCATGTGGAAGAAAGAGAGAGCTAAAAAATTTGGTGTGAAGAAACTTAAAGCTGCTCTATTAGATATGTAATATAAATATATCTATAGGAGTAAATAATGATATGACAAGATTGGATGAATTTCTACTTGTAGAAAAAGTATCAAAAAAAGAAATAGATGATGCATATTCTAATCCTAACGTAAGAATAGGAACAGAACTTGAATTTAAAATAAGATTTAAGAAAAAGGAAAGAGGTAAGTGGGCTTTTGTTTATGATTGGGATGAATATGTAGATGCTATGGGTGATTATGAAATATATATGGATATGCGTAAACAATGGCTGAATCATCCAGAAGAAAATGAGATACCAGGAACACCCGATTATCTTGGATATTATGAAATGGGTGATTTTGAGGAGGGCGATGAAGTACCACCACCACCAAAACCCGATTTTGCAGAGTATCCAGAGAAGTTAAATACACAGGAAGAGATTTTTAAATATATAGTTAGTGAACTACCTCTTAGTGAACTGCCATTTGATCCATATATATGCCTTGAACATCATGGTAGTAAAAAAGTAAGTGTTTCAAGATGGGTACTTGAACCAGATATGTCACTGGGAGCCCTGGGAATAGAAATAATATCCCCACCATTAAAAACCAACGAATTTCTTAAGATGATTCCAAAAGTATTTAGTTTCATTAATAAACATGGTTACACTGATAATAATTGCGGTCTCCATAATAGTATAAGTTTTACGAATATACAAAATTTAGAAGCCGAGTTAGATCCTGTGAAATTAGCTATATTTACTGATGAAGGATTAGTATATAAACACTTTAAAGGAAGAGAAAATAATACATTTGCTATTTCAGTTCTTAAAACATTGAAAAAAGGATATTTAAATAATAATGACGTTAAACAATTAATAGATAGTAAAAGGTTGAGAAAAAAATTTGATTTCGGACGACAAATGGGTATAAATTTTACAAATTTACTTGAAAATAATAAGTACATTGAGTTTAGATATGTTGGTGGTGGTGGGTATCAGAAAAAATGGGATAAGATAAAGCAAATTGTAGGAAACTATATTCATAATATGAGTTTAGCTGTGGATCCTAATTATAAAAAGAATGAGTATATAAAGAGACTTATAAGACTTATAGAGAAGAGTGTAAAATAATGAGATTAGATGAATTTTTATTAACAGAAAAGATATCAAAGAAGGAAATGGATATAGCCTTAAAAAATAAAAATATCCGTATTGGTGCTGAATTTGAATTCATAGTTAATATAGATAGTGTTAAAGATGATTGGACTACTGCGTGGTTTTATTATCATAAACAAGAAAATGAATATAATAGATATGAACATCAGTTAGATAATTTTATGAATGATTTTGATGATTGGAAAAGAGATCTTAATAATGCTGATGATGAAGATAAAGATAATATTGAAAAATTAGAACCCGAACCACCAGAACTCCCGGATTATATTAAATATGGTGATTCAGATTATAGACCAGGAGAAGAAATACCTCCACCTATTGAACCCGATGTACCAGAGTTAGATCATAGTGATGATGAACAAATATTTAAATCTATTATAGATTTAATACCACTTAAAGAATTGCCATTTAAAGTAGATATATCGTATACGCATCAGGGTATGGAAAGACTAAATAATTGGATTATAGAACCTGATTCATCATTAACAGATGGTGGTGTGGAGTTAATATCACCTATATTAACAATGGATGAATTTCTTAAAGTAACTCCAGAGATATTTAACTTTATTGATAGACATGGTTATACAGATCATACATGTGGTTTACATACACATATGAGTATTAAAGGGGTACATTATCTACATGATGTATTAGACCCTGTAAAGTTGGTATTATTCACTGATGAAGGTTTAATATATAAATTTTTTAATGAAAGAGCAAAAGCTGAATATGCAGCATCAATGTTGAAAGATTTAAGAAAGAATAAAATAAATAGAGATACATTAAAAGAATTAATAAATATGAAAAAGCTTGATGATAAAGCTGTAAGTATCAGTCATTATATGGGAATAAATATGGAACATCTTAAACAATTTTACGGGGAAGAAGCTGGTAGTAGTCGTGTTGAGTTTAGATATCTTGGAGGAACCGATTATCAGAAAAAATGGAGTAAGATAAGACAAATTGTAGGTAATTATGCCCATGTATTGAGTATATCAATGGATCCTGAATACAAAAAGAAAGAATATATACATAAATTGACAAGAATTATGAATAAAGTTGATTTGGTTAGGAAAAAAATAGAATTGGATCACCTTGATGTTGATAATAAAGCTGATAATGAGATGTCTATAAAGATAAGAAGACTTAATAAAGAAATTGGAATGTTACAAAAACTATATCGTCTTTCTGATAAAGAGGAGTCTGATATAAGAAATTGGATAAGATGGGAATAGGAGAATAATTTATGAGCAAATGTTTAAAATGTCAAAAAATATTACCACCTGACTTCTTGACATTAGTTAAGGAAGATGGTAAAATATGTGTATGGTGTGAAAAAGAAATTGACACATTAACATATATAAAAGATGGTAAAGAAATAAAAGTTACCAAAGAGAATGTTGTAAAAGAATATCAGATGTTTATGAAACTTCTGATGGAAAATAAAAAAGTAAGGAGTATTGTTTTAGGATCAAAAGAAAGGAGTTGATTTGTTATGGAAAGGGTTGTATTGCTAAATTCGGATTATAGCTTTCTAAGTATTATCCCCTGGCAAAAAGCCATTACTCTTATAGTAAAAGGTAAAGTACAAGTTATAAAAAATGCCAAGAGGATAATTAGAAATATGGAGAGAACTGTAGAAATTGTTGTTCCTCTTGTATTAAGGTTACTAAAGCTTATAAGAACACTATATAAGACAAAAGTACCCTTTTCTAAAAAGAATATTATAGCAAGAGATACGGGTAAATGTGCCTATTGTGGTCACAAAGAGGATCAAAGAATGACAATAGACCATGTTATACCAAGAAGTAGGGGTGGAAAGTCAACTTGGGAAAACTGTGTTGCTACATGTAAGAAATGTAACTCCTCAAAGGGTAACAAAACTCCAAGAGAAGCTGGTATCTTCCTTAAGAGACAACCATATCAACCAACAATACATGAATTTCTACAAATAAAGATGGCATCTCTTGGTGTTGATAAGATTTTAAAGGAGTATGTGTTTAATGAAAGCTAAACTATTATTTCATCCATATTCTCCTGGTATGAAAATCCCTGTTGTTAGAAACTGGTTACAACAATTAATATATCCCAGTGATTTTGCTACTATTGGTGAAGTAATAAGATGGTATAAATTTGAATCTCTTGGTATTGACAAGATTCTAAAGGAGTATGTATTTAATTAAATGATAGGAGTAATATATAAGGCTACAAATATATTAAATAATAAAATATATATAGGACAAACAATAAAACCATTATATAAACGTATTGGTGAACATCTTAGAGATAAAAGAAACAATCATTTCCATAACTCATTAAGATTTTATGGAAATGATTGTTTTACTTGGGAAGTATTAGAAGAATGTAGTAAGAAAGATTTAAATTTAGGAGAAGAGTGGTACATAAAATTATATAAATCTTATAAAAGAGAATTTGGATATAATCTTACAAAAGGTGGTAGTAATAATCCTATGGATGATGAAAGATCCAAAGAAAAGCATAAAAAATTTGTTAATTCTGAAAAGGAAGTAAAAAGACGTAGTGAGTTTGCTAAAATAAATAATCCTATGTATAATATTGTGATTAAGGAAAAGCTTCTGAAAAAGCTTACATCGGTCGAACATAGAAAAAAAGTTAGTGAAATATCTAAAAAAATGTGGGAGAATATGTCCATTGAAAAAAGGGAGATACGATCCTCAAGATTAAGTTCAGCATTATCAGGAGGAAATAATCCATCCGCAAAATATATATGGACCATAGAGAAACCAAATGGTGCCACTATTGAAATTAATTGTTTGAGAGTATATTGTAAAGAGAATAAATTGTCATTGAGTACATTATGGAAATGTTGTAAAGAAAATAGATCCCCTCTTTATGGTAAATGTAAAGGATGGAAAATAAATAAAGTAAAAAAAGATGTCTATAAAGAAACTTGTTGAAATACAAAGACCAGCTAGCGTAGTATTTTATTCATATATAGGAGATACGATGGGCTGCGGGACTATAAGGATAATATACCCTTCTCTCCTCATGCCGCATTTAAGAATTAAGGGGTATAGTTTTTCTGCATTCTATTCCCCTTATTTTATCAATGACCTTAATTTTTACAAGAGTTTTAGCTTTGTACAATTTCAGAGGTCTGCTACAAAACCCCACCTTGAAATTTTTAAACACTTTGCTAATTCTATTCGTAGACAAACAAATACACCATTAATATATGAAATTGATGATTTACTTACAGAGATACCAGTATGGAATTTTGCACATGAATACTATAAAGAAAATATAGAAAATATCAAAGAAATGATGAAAATAGCAGATGGAATGACTGTATCTACATCAAAATTAAAAGAAGTATATTCTGAATATAATAGTAATATAGAAGTCATACCTAATCACCTACCTAAGTTCATATGGGGTAATATATATCCTAAACATGATAATGAACCAAATATAAAAAGACCAAGAATTATGTGGGCTGGTAGTCAAAACCATTTCGCTCAGAAACATATGAAAGGAGTAAAGGGGGGAGATTTTGGCTCTAAATTAATGGATTTTATACGAAAAACAGTCAATGACTATCAATGGATATTCAGTGGATCACATCCTTTAGAATTAAGTGATATTAAGGATAAGCTTGAAATATATGGATGGAAAAATGTATTTGAATATCCAAAACACTTTAGAAGTCTTGAACCCGATATATGTATCGCTCCTTTAGAAAAAGGATTGTTTAATGACTGTAAAAGTAATATAAAAATGTTGGAATTTACGGCTGTTGGTGCTCCAGGTATATATTCTAATGCATACCCATATAGAAAGGCTACGTTACAATCTGATACAGATGATGAAATGATAAGTATGATAGAAACATTAGCTAAAGATGTGGATATGAGGGAAAGGGTATATAATAAAGATTATGAAACAGTGAGGGGACAATTATGGTGGGAAGAGAGTACAAATCTTAACATATACATAAATAAGTATTTAAAATTATTTAAAAAGAGGTTACAAAAATGAAAAATGGTACGGAAATAATGATTGATAGTATAATGAAATCTAAGCCAAAAAATAGCTGGTTGACGATTGATTTTTATGATGATATAATTATTAGCCAGGTAATAGAAACTACAGAGGGGTGTATTGTTCATGCATCCTCAAGTGGAGATATTCTTAATGAATGTCTTGATTCGCTTATCACACAATTAAAAGAGGAATAAAATGTATGCTGTAGTATTTTTTGTGGGTATTGTTATAGGTATGTTACTTGGTGTAGAATCAAGGAGGAAACAAGTAGATAACCTTAAAAAGGATTTAGATTCTTGTTATATGGAATTAAAACTTTCCAAAGGGGGTTAAAACGTGTACTCAGTATTTGAAATATATCATGCTTTTCGTAAGGCACAATCCGTTTTCTTAAACCGTCCATATAGAATACCAAAGGATTTTGATAATTTTCTACAAACAAAATTGAATCAGAAAAGTAGAGAGTCTTTAGAATTAGTTACTAAGTATTTCAATACCAGATGGTCAAATATTAGTGTTGAAAGATATTTTGAGTATGGATTTGAATTATTTGGAAAATCTTTTACATATATGAAATTTTTTGATAAAAGGTTAATAGCATATTATATAGGTAAGGACAAGAACCGCAAAAGAGATATAATGTCTAATAAGAAATCTATTATAAAATCTATAAAATTCTTAAAGAAATGGTTAGAAGGTAAAGAGTATAAAATAAGTCCTTTCATGTATTATTCTTTATGTAAGGACGGAAAAGCTAGCGTTCCTATACGACATTATATAAAAGGAGATATAGATAATCTATTTCTTACATGGTTAATAAAAGAAGGATATTTAAGTATTGAAGATGATGAACGGTCACAAATACCATATATAGTGGAAAATTATAGAATATATACTGATTTATTATATGAAATAGAACCATTCATGAATAAAGCAATGGAGGCTATAAAATGACAGTTAGAATAAAGGGAGATCCCTTATGGACGGAATCACCATCTGGTAGTATGATATATGGAATTGATATAGAAGATGACATTAAGAAAGGATATAAGGAGAATAATTTGAATGAATCGGAAGAAGATTCAATACAATAATAAATAAAACAACCTATGTTTACAAATTGAGCAAACTATTGTATAATATAACCTTAGGAGAAAATATTAGACAATAGGAGAATATAAAAAAATGAGCAAGTGGATTAATAAAGATTTATTTACTAAATTTCAAGAACAAAAAAAGAATGAACAAGAAAAAGCACCAACTGGTGCTGGTAGAATGGAGATCATATGGAAAAATCCTGATAAGGGAACTATAGATAAACCGAGGATATATGAAGGACGTTTTCTTACTGATCCGAACGGTAGATTTTATGAAAAGTATCTTTATCATATGTTTTACTCAAATGAGAAATGGCATTTTGTTCTTTGTGAAAAGACATTTTCCATGGAAAATTTTTGTCCGCTCTGTACGGTAACATCTAAATTATACATGAGTGGTAATAAGGTTGATAAAGAGGCAGCAAAGAAATATGGAAGGAAAGAACGTTTTTGCGGAAACTGGTATGTTGTTGATGATCCGAGAGATGTTGAAATGGACGATCCTGAGAAGAAAGCTAATGGAAAAGTAAAGATATATGAGTTTCCAGGAAAACTTGAATCTAAAGTAAAAAATGAAATCACGGATGTAAAAAACGGATTGGGTCTTTCTATATTTGATCCGGGTGATGATGGTTATAATTTTATTATAAAGGTAAAATCTACAAAACCAACTGGCGAAGGTAAAACATTTCCTGATTATGCTGATTCTATTTTCTCAAGAAAACCAACAGCACTTGGAAATGATAATGAAATCAGAGATATAATGAGTAAAACCATAAACGTAACAGAGTATATCAATTCTATGAGAATGAATGATGATAATATAATGGCTCTATTAAAGGCTGAAATGGTATGGGAACTTGTATCATCTGAGTGGAATGAGAACAAAAAGAAAAAAGGTATGACTGTTGCCTCTTCTACTACTACAGTAGAACAAGAGAATAATACACCATCCTCAACAAATGAAAAAGAGGATATAAAAAAGGATATAAAAAAGGATGAAGATAGTGTACCATTTGATCAATCAGACGAGGAACTATTAAAAGAATTAGAAAACATGTAGTATTGACTGATTGATATATTATGATTAAGGAGGTACTTAGGTATGTTTGATATTATTACAAAGAAATTTGGATCAAGTTATTATCCATCTCTAAAAGAATCTTGGGATGTTGATAATCTTTGGGAAAGTTTCACAATAGATTTTTCTGATATGTTTTTTGGTGATGAATGTTATATTAATAAAGATGGTGAAACCATTTATGAGATAGAAGTTCCTGGTTTTAATAAAGATAATCTCCATGTAGACATGTTCGATGGTATATTAACTGTTAAAGGTACAAGAAATATAAATGTAGGAGAAAAAAAATTACATAAAAAGATTAATATCGGATTCCCAATAGATGTTTCAGCAGAAGTTAAAGATGGTATATTAACACTTACCATCAAAACAGAAAAGAAAGATATAAGAAAATTAGAAATTAAATAATAATCCATTCTCTTATAAAAATAAGATACCTTCCCCTTTATTTTATAAATAAGAGGGAAGGTATTTTTATTTGGGGTGAGAAAATGAATGTTATGATAGTATAATTTTTTTCGGGAAAGTGTCCTTATGATATATAACTACATATAATTATATATAACAGGAAACTCTAACCTATTGATTTTATTGAAGAAAAATTTCATTCTTTTTGACCGGAACTTTTACCCATATCAACCATTGGGTAAAAGTTTTGCGGCGTTCCTCCTCAAAATTTGTGACTCAACATGATCAATGGTGTATGAAAAAAGCAAGGCTAAATCTACTATCTATAAATGGGTAAAAAAGAACAAAATGTTTAGGAGGATTAATTGAAATGTTGGGTAAATTAAAAGGTACTA